GTCTTTGTACATTACTGTAGCTTCCATTTTAAATTGTTTTGTTTAAATTATTACTAATACCATAAAGGTAATAAATAAATATCACAATTCAAAAAAAAAATCTTGATTTTAAAAAATTTAGAATAAATCTAAATAAAAATAAGAGGGGCGGTGAAAGGAAACCTGAAAAGTACAATGGCATTAGTAATGAATAAAGTATAACACACGCCCCTCTATGTATTAAATATAAAAAAAGGTTTTTTGAATTGCAAGAGTGGCGCAAAAAAAAAGGGACTGGTACACCACACCAATCCCTTACGTATATATATAGAATGGAAAAACTATTCCTTGGTCCTATACTTGTCCTTAATGTGTTTATCCAGCATCTCCACTTTCTCACCCAACTCTTTGGACCAACCGTTCTGACAGTAGTCAGCTACGATGTTAGCCACCGAGAATGTTTCTTTGAGGGTTAAAGATGAACCTAAACCATTAGCGTACTCTTGTACGAACTTGAGAGAGGACTGTCTTACAATGCTCTCTTGCGTGTTGTTGTTGTAGTTTGACATTTTGCTTCCATTTTAAATGTTAATTATTATTGATTATTGAAGTGATAGGAACAGTGGTGACGCCTTACCTTTTTAGGGACTACTCACTCACCATCCCTATCACACCTCTAATATACTATAAATATCTGAATAAAACAAAAAAGCCGTGATATTTTTTTCTGTTGATAAAAAAAGTTTTGAACTTTTGAAATTTATCCGTATATTTATTACTGTAGTCCCTTCTCACATTATAGGACAATAAAGATTTTGAGGGTTGCCAAAGAAAACTGACGTGAGAAGCAGTGAGTATTTGGTGACCCTTTTTTAATGCTTATGAAAAGTAATAATGAAAAGACATTCATACAGGTATGGGATTACCTGTTGGATAACGAAGAATTAGACGTTTCTGACGTGCTTTTACTATCAAAGGTAATATCACTCCACGAGACCAAAGATGGTTGCTATATGACCAACGAATACATCTCTAAGATGCTGCGCTTGAAGAACGTTGAAACTGCATCACGTAGAATAACCAAGCTACACAAAATGGGTTACGTTGAACTAAGGTTTATACCTGCGCCTAATAACCCGAAGAACACAAGAAGGTTTATCATACCAACGTATGAAAATGGGTTGTCCCGAAAGTCAATACCAGTTGATTTGAAAGTCAATGACCCCTTGATTTTAAAGTCAACCCCCATTGATTTGAAAGTCAATACCCCATTGACTTCAAAGTCAACCACCCCTTGTCTTGAAAGTCAATCAATAATATCAGTTGATTATATCAATGAGAACATCAGTTCAGTACATCAGTGTAATAATATCAGTTCTATTACATTAACAGATTTTGAAAAGGAACAGGTACTGTTGGTATTAGATACTATAACTGCACCCGATAGGGTGCTTAGTTTGGTAAGAACATTAGTCACCGATGGTGCTGGTTACCTTACTTCGAAAAACAGAGAATTGGTACTTCAACATAAACATTACTTCAACAAGGGTAAAGTACTTCAACGAGTAATCCAACAATTGGAATAACAATTTTTTTAATTAACAAAAATTACTTATATTAGATTATGAAAAAATTAGTAGAAAAGAAAATGATTGGTGGTAAACATCTTCAACATACTACCAGATTTATCAACGAATTAAATTCTGTAAAACCCAACAAGGAAATTGTAGCGTTCCGCTACTCAGATGAGGTATGGATGATTGGGAAGTACAAGGGGTTGAAGTTATCTGAAACCCCAACCAGCTACATCCAATGGGTATTGGATAATATTAGATTATCACCAACCAGTGTGTGCATCCTTGAGAATTATGTAAAACAATAATATATTTATATATATGAATAGGGAAGAAAACGAAAAATGGATTATTGGATGTTATCGGTATTACAAGAAGAATGCGGTAACAGATAAAAAGTATTGGACCAAATGGTTGAATGGTTGTTTAAAAAAATATAAAGAAAATGAAGAACAAAATAGAAGTACCTCAACAGAAGACAAGGGATGGCGCACTGACATTGAAAGAGTTTTATACTCTCTCTCCAGAACAATCTAATTCCTATCTACTATCATTACTATCTATACCAGCAGAAGAAAGAACAGGTGTGGATAAACACATTGTCAAATTCCATAACTTCAAACCTACGGTAGTTGTAGAAGAATTTTTTCTTGATTTTTAGATAGTTTTAATTTTTTTCAATTATCATACTATTTATTGGTAAAGGAAGACCAATGAATAGAAAAATTGAAATGAACAATGACTACCGCTACGATGTGGATTTATCACAGGCGGGAATTAAAGTAGACGATAGTGATTTATTTTCTACCAAAGAAAAAAGTAGTGTTGATGCACTAAACAAAGTACTCTCAACTACGGTTGAATTAAAATCCAACGATAACGCAATCTTCAATCTCTTTATTGAATTTAATTGTACACGAAGAGATGGTATTACATACCCAAGTGGTATTGCCACCACAGAAGCCCATATCTGGCGCATAAACGTCGCAGAATTAGTTTTTGAATTTCCTACTCACTTCTTGAAATGGGTGTTCTTAAAACGCACGGAATTGGGTATTAAGGAAAGTCCAATCGTTAACGTAACAGATTTACAAGTAACGGGAATGCTGGTACCAGCATCGGACATATTAAACTTGTATCACCAATACAGAAAATCTGAAGAATATAGAAGATACCGTCTCCAAAATTTGACACTTTGGAAATAGTTTCGTATATTTATATTATAGTCATCAACTGATGATTACACTAATCCCGATAAGGTTTGCTTCCATCAACCTGTCGGGATTTTTTATTTGATTTGTCTTTTGCTAAAAAACGAGATATTTATATATATGAGATGCAACGTATGTGAACAGGATAAGGAATTAAATCAATTCCAATCATACTGGCATTCAACTCAACAGAAGATGAGAATAAGGAAGCAATGTACAGAATGTCTTTATCAAATTAGGATGAAGAAAAAGAACCCTGATAAATTTTATCAAGACAAACCAGAATACAAGAAATGTATTACCTGCAACGAATGGAAGTTAGGTGCCACCGAATATTATCAGAAGAACGGTAAACCATACCTTAACAGGTGCAGACAATGTGAATTAAGCATTGAACGTAATAAAAGAAAAGAATACCTTATGGAGAACTGTGGTAGTGAAAAGATACCACCTCAACCAAACCGTTACGCAGACGAATATCAAAAGGCGTGTACATTCCACTTTATGGAAATGATGGGATATATCTATGATGAACCAACAGGTATATGGACCAAACCTGGTTACAAAGAAATAAAGGATGGTAAACCTATATTCCCAACACTAAATCTTAAATCAATTATATACAAGAGGAATAAAATATCACCAACCAAATTAGACAGGATACTTATACTAAGAGAACAAGGACTTTCTTACGAAAAGATAGCTGCGGAATTAGGAATAAGTGATACAGCCGTTTACAAACACATTAAAAAATGGAAACAAAATCAGTCAAAATAGGAGATTTAGAAATACCCACTGACTATTGGTCAATGGATAAAACAGATAGGAGAGAGTTATGCTTAACGATTGTGGATGCAATCTTAACTCTACTTGATAAACTTGTGAACCCTGAGTACTGTAGAAAGTCATTAATCAATGCAATCATTGACAGTTCAATTGAAACGAATGTAAATGAAGAAAACTACGAGGTGTGCCAGGTTCTAAGTGATATTAAACAAATCATCAATGAATAGAGAGATAGAGAGATACATCACAACAAATTACTACGAACTACTTAAGATAGCTAAGAAGATTACAAAGAACCACGATTTAACACAGGACCTTCTGCACGAGGTTATCTTACAATTATACAACAAAGAAAACATCATTCTGCGTGAGTACTGTGACGAACAGATAAAGTATTACATCGTGTCTGTTATGAGAATAAACTGGCATTCACAAACGTCACCATTCTACTACAAGATACGAAAGGAAACAAAGAACTACGTACCCATAGATGAGATATACAACTTAGCTGACGATGCGCAGCTTGACTTTGAAAAGCAACAACTTTTTGATATATTAGAAGAGAGTTGGACCGAGTTAGATTGGTTTAGAAAATCCCTATTTGAAATGTATATGACACTTGGTTCAATGAAGAAGGTATCAAAGCAAACAAGAATACCTGTGTCATCAATAAGTAGATACCTACGTGAAAGCAAAGACCTAATAAAATTAAACATAACAATAAGAACAAATGAGTAGAGAAATTACGGGAACAATCCACAACGAAGACCCATCAATCCATTGGGGTTTCTTACCTGTAGATGGTGAGACAATCCTTGATTTAGGATGTGGTATTAATAACCAAGAGTTTTCACCCACACCTTTGTATTGGATACAGAAGAATGCAAAGATGGTATATGGCGTTGACCCTGGTCAGCCATCCTATGACTGGTTTAAACAGAACCTGAACCTAAAGAACTTTATTAACATAATGGATTGGGTGGATAGAACAGAAAAGTTTGAACTGTATATGAAAGCTACGAAACCATCAGTAATGAAGATTGATGTGGAAGGTAGTGAGATTTTTATGAATGCAATCAAACCTGAGTGTTTTGAGGGGATTAGACATATCGGTATTGAATACCATAATCTGGCGTGCTTACTATCTTGTGAACACATACTAAAAGATTTGGGGTATGACCTATACTACTATAAGTTCAACCATTTAGATTTAGACCATCAGGGTGTATTGCACGCCCATAAAAAGAATGTAATTGTAAAACAAAGAAGTAATGTGTAATTGTAAAAAGAACGTAAGACAAGCACCTCAAGTAATAATGTCAACACCTGAACCTATAAAGGTACCACAGACACCTGAAGAACTGCACGCACAGGAAATAACCAATTGGAACGGTGGAGAAATAAACGTTGAAGAACCAAAACAAGAAAATTAATATTTAGTAGTATGGGATGCACAACTTGTAAGAAGAAAAAGGTAGTAACCAAATTAGAACCAATAGTAGAAGAGACAATAGAATTTAGTCCTGAACAGGTTAAACTTGCATACGCATTATTGAGTGGTATAAAAGAAGAAGAAAGACCATTCGTAAGTGACGTGTATAAATCTATTTTCAATGAAGCATTTGATTGGGGATGTAAAGCGTGTGTAAACACTCAAGCACGAAAACTCAGGTCCTACATTGAGAACGAATTAAAATTAACAGTATAATGGAAAAAGAAAATAAATTAGGTAGAAAATCTAACATTGCAACATATGAAGAACGTATACCCGAAGCAATGGAAATGATTTTGTATGAAAAACTTGGATACACAGAATTTAGACAACAAGGCGCAAAGCGATGGGGAATTACCGAACGTGCAGCTGAGAATGTTTGGAAAGACGTTAAGGATAGAATTAAAGCAAGGTTTGACGAAAAAGCGGAAGAGATTATCTCGGAGCAACTCAGTAGGTATTTTGACCTGTTACATAGGGCCAGGGCTGACAAAAATAAGAGGGTGGAACGTGAGACGTTAGCTGACATTAATAAACTGTATGGATTGGAACAAAGAAAGATAGACATAACCAGCAACGGTGAACCTATCTCAATTAACATCAATCTAACCGATTAAAAAAATTTAACCTGTCAACTCGTAAAACTTCGTTTTTGACATACCCCATAGAATATGAAAATAGAATTTATAATACCAACATACAACAGAGTATCACACTTAATAACGATATTAGGTTCACTTCAAGCGCAATCAAATCCAAATTGGAAAGCACACGTGGTTGCAGATTGTCCTGAGGATGAAATACAAGAACAGTTAAAGACCATTATTGCGTTCTTTAATGACCCACGATTAACATTAACCATCTTACCTGAACGACACAACGATTGGGGACACACTCCACGCCAACACGGATTAGATAATGCAACAGAGGAATGGGTTATAATGACTGGTGAAGACAACTATTATGTCCCTGAGTTTGTGGATATAATGTTAGAGGAAAGTAAGAACCATCACTTTGTATATTGTGATATGGTCCATAATTGGATTAACAGGGATTACATACCCATACTATCAAAATTACAATTAGGTAAGATAGACATAGGAAGTTTTATGTGTAAGACCAATATGGCTCAGAAGATTAAACTAAAGAAAGATTACGAATGGGCGGACTGGTTCTTTGTACAGGACTTTCAGAACAAGTATAAGATTGCAAAGTATAAGAAGGTAAATAAAATACTGTATGTCCACAATTAACATTACACCTACAAAACGACAGTCACAGGCGTGGCGGTACCTCACTGATGACCAAACTAATATAGTTTTATTTGGAGGTTCTGCTGGTGGTGGTAAGTCGTGGTTAGGATGTTTATGGATTACAACCCTGTGCATTAAGTACACGGGTATCAGATGTTTAATAGGACGTTCTGTATTAACACAATTAAAACTAACCACACTGAATACGTTATTTGACCTGTTAGGTACAATGGGATTTAAGAGTGGTGAACATTTCAATTTCAATGGTCAGTCAAACGTATTAACATTCTATAACGGTTCTGAGATTATATTCAAAGACCTTGCGTACAATCCATCAGACCCTAACTATGACAGTTTAGGTTCCTTAGAGATTAGTGCAGCATTCATAGATGAGGCAGCACAGATTACATCATTAGCATTCAGCATTGTTAAATCACGTATAAGATACAAACTCAATGAGTATAATCTAACACCAAAGGTCCTGATGACTTGTAACCCATCTAACAACTGGATTAAAAAGGATTTTTACCTACCATTCATACAGGAACGATTACAACACAACCAAGTATTCATTCCATCACTACCAATGG